GGTAGTCTATTTTGATCCAGAGATTATTTGGTGGTGATAGTGGTAAAGTCCCTCATCCCTGAATCCAGTGACACCAGCCTTGTGGGCGGCGTCTACAATTTGGGGGACATACTCGTCGTACACAGCCTTTCCATGCATCGCGATCTCCTTAATGACTTCAGAGACCACATCACTTTCTTCGGGGTTGGAATCGAAGGGTCTTTTCCTCGTCCAGTTGAGCATCTCCAATCGAGTTGACAAGTCAGCAGGACACAAGTACACACTCGTGTCGCCAAACAGACTGTCAACTCGCTTGAATCCTCTCTTCAAAAACGAGATTTCAGACAGGGATTTATTATTCACGATTACACTACTTTTATCAGCAGCAGTGTATTCCATACCAAAGGTCTTCATCACTTTAACAAGAGATTCCATATTGAACCAAGAGATTATTTTTGGTTTGATAGATAGCACATTATCGTCTCCATATGCCACCATTCTAACGTTCTCATTAAAGGATCTCATCGAACGTTCTTCGGGACATTTCTCACTAGCAAGGATTAAAAAAGCACAGCGAAACACAAGATTAACAAACAGGGAATTGACCTCAGCAGTTGCTACAAAACCAGAGGGAAGAGAATGCGTACATTGATAAACAGTTCCTCTACACACACGAATCGCATACACGACTTGATACCACAGATTGTACCTAATCGTATGATACTCATCATCATACATAGAATCAAGAATCCAAAAAATTTTCCACATAAATTGATCCATAAGGGTTCCATCAAAATTTTTAAAATCACCGTCGATAAAACGCATAGAATTAGCTTGGAGCCATCTGGCAAGATGGTCCCACTCACGATCCCACACGTTTATACCAACAGCAATACCATTGAACACGCGATTATGACGCAAAAAAGCTAAGGCAGACATAAAATACATACGGAAGAGAATATTAAAGTGCATCGGACCATTCGAGATAATTCTAGTGTTACCATTCTCAACCTTTTCCAGGGGCCTCCTCTCATCTTTCAGAGTGTCAATCCAAATCACATCAATTGGGCGACTCTCGGCGCAGTCTCTCTCCATCTTCTCGACATCCTCTCTAAGGCGTTTGGCCTCATCAGTGTCAAACTCCCACTCCTCTCGACCCATCCAATTCGTTTTTCCTTTCTGACTGCGCTCCTTCTTTTGCAAGACATAAGGGTAACCGGGGGAAGTGGTGCGATTGATGGGTTGAAAGAGCTCATCTCCCTCAACCCCCTTCACAGCAGCTTCGTAGTCGATCTTAACAACGTCAGGAGCACCATCTTTGAATTTTGTGCGGCAAATATTCAAAACATCTCTTGCGGCCGCATCTAGCACGTGACTCTCGACAAATCCACATGTTCGACCGGCCTTCTTAGCGCCCTCAACGAGGGGGTCCCACAGGACATCCACACCATCTTTACAAACAACTTTAGGAACGAGCATAGCGGGCTTAGTAATAGGATCGGCGAGCATACCATGCATACGGGAAGGAATTATATTTGTTTTAGATGATTGGGGTAAGTTCTCAGGCAATTTACCTAGGTGAATAACGCCGGTGTCAAGAGGGACACCTTCACCATCTATAACTTTTGGCATACCACGAGCACACTGGGCAATAGCTGGAAAAAGGGCAACGGCGTCAAGGAGCTCCTCGCGCAAAACGATTTGGGCGAAATTAAAACCGGCGGTTGAGCCACTGACATGAATGCCAATGACGCGGCCGGACAAGGAATCACTATTTACACTAAGAATCTTGCCACAGTCGCCAGCCTTCGTGGGAATCGTGTAAGAAGCGACCGAACAAGCAGTGACGGAAAGAGTACTATTGTGCAACTCAAGATCATAAGTATGGACTTGGTCCACGAGCAGGTCCGCTCGACCAGAAGTGGACGAACTCACAACGGTATTATTTTTCTCGTAATCTAAGCCCGACAAAGTGACATAAACTTTCCTATCATACAACTTAGAAATCTCATCTTTCGATACAAAGTGAGATATAACGTTCTTACCACGAATAAAATTAGGAATACTAAAGATAATTGCATCATTGGTGGCCCCATCACCATCAAGAGCCACGACGGTTCCAAAAAATTCATTAAAAGGTTTACGAATTTCAACTCTAGTACTATCACAATGAATAAGACGTATCTCGACGGGTTTGCGATGTTGGAAATATGTGTAAAAATGGGCAGGCATAAGGAAAATTTGCCCAACGATATTAGTTATAGTACCAAAGTTGCGAACGGTGTCATCATCATACACGCCAATCAAAAGATACTGCTGGCGACGGACCTTCGCAATAACATCAAGTTGGCCCATACTTTGGCCCATTTCTGCTTTCATCACTTTCGGTTTGGCCTTGGCAATATTTTTGGCGTGGGCCCGAAGGCGGGGTTGCAAATTGCGGGTATCACTCTCAGCACAAGATTCGGGACGACGACAAGCAGTGTACATATTGAAAGCAGAGAAGAGGAGACCAGTACCCACCACCAAGGATATCCTCCCTAGATCGCTAGAAGCAAAAGAACGCATTTTAGCACACATAGATTTACACAAGTTCTTTACACAAGATATAAATTCACTTACACGAGCAGGCACGCTTTCTAAATGACACTTAAGAGTTGCAGCGCAAAACTCTATCTTTCGGCGGACGCTCTTACCAAAAGAAGTTTCCTCCTTAAAGAAGGCGATAAGCAAAAGACTAAACATTTCATCGGGAATGGTACCCGGGATATAAGAGAGCAGAGACTGTTTATAGACATCTCCATCGTACTCCGCTCTCTCATG